TTTTTAGTAGGAGATCATTATAAATAGATATATCAAATTTGTAAAAACACATAAATCAAAGGAATATGATATTCCATACAAGATTAGCTATGCGATGGCCTCAATATATCATTCTAAAGTAATAATTGTGGCAAATAATTCGAGTTGTGGGATGGCTAACAAGACGTAAATATAAACATTTAACCAGAATGGATATTTATATTTGCGTATTCACTATAAATAGTTAGTATGCTATGAACCTTATTATTTCGTAATAAGGTTATTTTTTTATCAAAAGAAAGGTATTATAATGAATGATATTCAAGAAGGATGGAAATGTCCTGTTTGTAAGAAAATATTTGCACCAACTCAAAAAATGTGCAAAAAATGTTCTAAAGTGGAATCTACAAATAATCCTAGTGATTCTAAAGAATTTCTACAAGACTAAACTTGACACAGGAGATATAATAATGTATGATGATAAAATAAGCAAAATTAACCTGGAAATAATATCTGAAGAACTCATCATACAATATTCAGAAGATCTTTCTAATGAAAAAAGAGATACTTATATTAATTTATTAGATGATGCTTATTATTTTAGAATGGTAGGACTTTCGCCAGTATTTATTACTACATCTGATATGAAAACCCTATTTGTGACTTCTGACGAAAAACTTAGAAACCAATACCATTAGAAAGATCTAAATGTCTAAATTCTATACGAATGTTTTCTTACGAGGAAACAAAGTTTACGTGCGTGGGTATGAGAACGGGAAAGCATTTCAAAAATATGAATACTATAAACCATATTTGTTTGTGGATGACAAGAATGGTGATTATAAAACTGTAGATAAAAAGCCAACATCAAAGGTAGATTTTAATAGTATCTCTGATGCGAAAGAATTTGTTAAAAAATATAAAGATATTCAAAACTTTAACTATTATGGGTTAGAAAATTTCCAATATCTTTATATCTATGATAACTATTCTGGGGATGTTGAATATAATCCATCTACAATGTCTGTTGTTTCTCTTGACATTGAATGTATTGCGGATCAAGGGTTTCCGAATATACAACTAGCAGACAAAGAAATTACTGCTATCACAATCAGAAAGAACAAACTGAATATGGTGTTCGGTTGTGGCGAATTTGTAACCGATGATCCAAATACAAAATATTTTAGATGTAAAGATGAAAAAGAGCTTCTGTGTAAATTTGTTGATATATGGAATCGTCCTTTTGTAAAACCAGATATTGTAACTGGTTGGAACATAGAATTCTTTGATATCCCATATCTTGTTAATCGTATTCGTAATATTTGTGGTGAGGATGTAGTAAGAAATCTATCACCGTGGAGAATGATTAACGAAGGCACAGTTCACTATATGGGTAAAGAAAATCAAAACTTTACTCTGGTGGGAATATCAACACTTGACTATTATCAATTATATCGTAAGTTTAGTTTTAGCAATCAAGAAAGTTATAAACTTGATTATATTGCGTTAGTAGAACTTGGTGAGAAGAAGATTGATTATTCTGAATATGGTTCTCTTTTGGAATTGTATAAGAATGATTTTCAAAAGTTTATTGAGTACAACATTCACGATGTTGTTCTTGTTGATAAACTTGAAGAAAAACTAAAATTTATTGAGCAGGTGATGGCACTTGCTTATGATGCAAAAGTAAACTTTGTCGATACACTCACAACGGTTCGACCTTGGGATGTAATTATTCATAATTATCTACTTGATAGAAAAAGAGTTGTTCCTAAACTGACCATAAAAGAAAACGAAGAAACCTTGGTTGGTGGTCATGTAAAAGAACCAAAGGTTGGTATGAGTGAATGGGTAGTATCTTTTGATTTGAACAGTCTTTATCCTCATCTTATTATGCAATATAATATTTCTCCTGAAAAGTTTGTGAAGAAAATTCCTATGTGGCATAGTACAGATGAACTTATATCAAAGAAACCGATTGGTTATGAATCAGACTATGTCTATTCAGGAAATGGTTGTGTCTACAGAAAAGATAATCAAGGATTTCTTCCAGCACTGATGGAGAAAATGTATAACGATCGTTCTGAATATAAGAAGAAAATGATTGAACTGAAGAAAGAATATGAAGAAACAAAAGATGCGGCTACTGGTATGCAGATTGCCAAGTTTCATAATATGCAGATGGCAAAGAAGATTCAGCTAAACTCTGCTTATGGTGCATTAGGAAATAAATATTTTCGTTGGTTTAACTTTGACTTAGCAGAATCTATCACAAAATCAGGTCAGCTTTCTATTCGTTGGATTGAAAAACGAATGAATGAGTTTATGAATAATATGTTAAAAACTGATAACATAGATTACGTGATAGCAGCTGATACTGATTCAATATATATTGAAATGAAAGAGGTTGTGAAAAGAATTAATGTGAATGATGAAGTCAAGATTGTGTCAGCAATAGATCAATTTTGTGAACAAAAGATTCAACCATATCTTGATAAATGTTATCAAGAACTTGCTGATTATATGAATGCATATCAACAGAAGATGTTTATGAAACGTGAAACTATTGCTAATAAAGGTATTTGGAAAGCAAAGAAGATGTATATTCTCAATGCTTGGAATGTTGAAGGCGTTCAGTATGATGAACCTAAGTTGAAGATGCATGGTATTGAAGCAGTTCGTTCATCCACACCAAAGATTTGTAGAGAGTATATAAAAAGAGCCCTTGAAATTATTATGAATGAAAATGAAATATCTTTACAGAAATATATTTCACAAATCAAAGAAGACTATATAAGACTTCCGTTTGATGATATTGCTTTTCCACGGGGGGCGAATAAGGTTGGTAAATATTATGATAAAAGTAATATATATTTGAAAGGGACGCCTATTCACATTAAAGCATCTTTGCTATATAATGACTTATTGAAAAAGCATGGATTGGAAAACACACAGCCAATAATGAGTGGCGATAAAGTTAAATATTGTTATTTAAAACTTCCAAATAAAATACAAGACAGTGTTATTGCTAACCTAGATAGCTTGCCTGATGAACTGGGATTAGATCAATATATTGATTATGATAAACAATTTAACAAATCTTTTATTGATCCATTGAAATCTATCACAACAATAATCGGGTGGGATTACGAAAATAAATTAACACTAGAGGATTTTTTTAATGTCTGATGATAATATTTATGATTTTGGTTTTAGTTTAATGACTGAAACTGAAATCAAACAAGAAGAAATGAAGCTTAAAAAAATAGTTGAAAAAGAATCTTATAAGCTTGATAAAGTAAGAGAAATGATTACCCCGTTTCTTACAAATCTGATGAAAGACCCAGAGAAGGAATACATTTATTGGCCTGAAAGAAAAGAAAAAGTAGAACTGTTTCTGAAACAAATAAATGATTTTATAGATTCACATTGACTGGAGAAAAATATGAATTTAAAAGATAGACTAATACAAAACTCAACGATAGATTATACTGCTACTCTTACAGAGAGTCAAATCTATGGTAAGAAGGATATGGTTCAAACATCTGTGCCCATGATTAATGTAGCACTTGGTGGTTCAATCGATGGTGGTTTGACTCCAGGATTAACAATGCTTGCTGGACCTAGTAAACATTTTAAGACTGGGTTTTCTTTGCTGTTAGCAGCTTCATTTTTAAAGAAGTATAAAGACGGGGTTGTTCTATTTTATGATTCTGAGTTTGGAACTCCTCAATCATACTTTGAAACTTTTGGTATTGATTTAGATTCGGTTATCCATACACCAATCACAGATGTAGAAGAACTGAAATTCGATATTATGAAGCAGTTGAAAGAAATTAAGAGAAGCGATAAAGTTATTATTCTTGTGGATTCAATTGGAAATCTAGCGTCAAAGAAAGAAATTGAAGATGCTCTTGATGGTAAATCTGTTGCAGATATGACAAGAGCAAAACAATTGAAATCCTTGTTCCGTATGATAACACCACATCTATCATTGAAAGATATACCAATGGCAGTTGTAAATCATACGTATAAAGAAATTGGAATGTTTCCAAAAGATATTGTAGGTGGTGGTACAGGTAGCATGTATTCTTCCGATAATGTATGGATTCTTGGAAGACAGCAAGACAAAGATGGTTCTGATATTGCAGGATATCATTTCATTATTAATATTGAAAAATCTCGTTATGTAAAAGAAAAGAGTAAGATTCCTATTACAATTTCTTGGGATGGGGGTATTAATAAATGGTCTGGGTTGCTTGACGTTGCCCTTGAAGGTGGTTATATTGTAAAACCAAAGAATGGTTGGTATGCTCTTGTTGATAGAGAAACTGGTGAAATTCAGCAACCAAATATGAGAGCAAAAGAAATTGTGAATAATAAAGAATTTTGGATGAAAATGTTCAAAGATACAGATTTTCCAAAATATATTGAGAAGAAATATAAGATGGCGTTTTCTAGCATTATAGAGGAAGATACATAGATATTATGAGTATAGAGAGAATTATTTTTGATAACCTAATCTTTAATGGTGCTTATGGGAGAAAGGTTATACCGTTCCTAAAAGAAGAATATTTCTCAGGTAAGAATGAAAAGATTATATTCAATCTAATTGATGAATATGTAAAAAACTATAACTCATTCCCAACAAAAGAAGCACTATATATTGATCTTACAAATAAGGCTGGAATCAGCGAAGATTTCTTTCAATCCTGTAAGGAAATTGTTGATAATATTAACAAGCAGTATGATACCGATATGGATTGGTTACTTGATCAAACAGAAAAGTTTTGTCAAGAGAAATCTGTCTATAATGCTATTATGGAGAGTATATCTATTTTGGACGATAAAACTGGTAATAAAACAAAAGGTGCCATTCCAGATATTCTATCAAATGCACTTGCTGTCTCATTTGATTCACATATTGGGCATGATTTTATTGAAAATTATGAAGAGCGATATGAATCATATCATCATAAAGAATCAAAGATTGAATTTGATTTAGATTACTTTAATGAAATCACTCGTGGTGGTTTGCCAAAGAAAACTTTGAATGTTGCTTTGGCAGGTACTGGTGTTGGGAAAAGTTTGTTTATGTGTCATTGCGCTTCTGCTAATCTAACCGCAGGATTAAATGTTCTGTATATCACAATGGAAATGTCAGAAGAAAAAGTAGCAGAAAGAATAGATGCCAACTTATTAGATGTCACACTAGATAATTTGTTTAAATTATCAAAGAGTTCATATGATAAAAGGATTAAACGAATAAAAGAAACAACAAAAGGCAAGTTAATTATCAAAGAATATCCAACTGCTTGTGCTGGTGCTGGTAATTTTCGTCATCTTTTAAATGAACTTAAAATCAAGAAAAGTTTTGTTCCTGATATTATCTATATCGATTATATTAATATTTGTTTATCTACAAGGATAAAGAGTGGAGCTAATGCCAATTCTTATACCTATATCAAAGCGATAGCAGAAGAACTAAGAGGTCTTGCAGTGGAATATAATGTTCCTATTGTCACAGCAACACAAACTACTAGAAGTGGTTATAGCAATAGTGATGTGGGATTGGAAGATACATCAGAATCTTTTGGACTTCCAGCAACAGCTGATTTTATGTTTGCACTCATTTCAACTGAAGAGTTAGAATCACTTAATCAAATTATGGTTAAGCAGCTTAAAAATCGATATTCTGATCTAGGGTCTAATCGCAGGTTTGTTGTTGGTGTTGATGGTGACAAAATGCGTCTCTATAATGTAGAATCCGATGCACAAGAAGATATTGTTAATAATAGTCCTGTGGTTCAAAAAAGCTTTGATAATAACCGTTTGAAGGGACTTTTTAATGAAGTATAAAACAGTAAGAAGAAATCGTAAATATTGTATACTAGAAGTAGATACTGACCAAATTTTGACATGTTTTAAAACACAGGATATTGCTAATAATAATATGAACTATTTAAACTATGGTGGTGGGTTTGATGGTTGGACTCCTGAATTTTTATGTATAAAAGAATTAAAGTATAAATATACTTAAAAACAATGGAGTATCAAATGCTAACATTTAAAGAATATTCACAGTTAAATGAAAATCCTGATGTTTTAGCCCACTCAGTAAGACATTTAGTCAATCACGAAATTACTAAAAAATTTGGAAATAAAGTTGGTGATGTAAGAAGAGCAGCACATTTTTTTGTAAAAGAACATACACCAAATATTATGGATGGATATGCACAGGCAGCCGGAGCAGATTTTGGTGCTCCAGATGTGGGTGGACCAGCAGTTGTTCATAGTATAATGACTGCTATTTTTGATGGTAAATCATTAATTAAGAGTTGGGAAAAACATTTAAAAACTGCCACAGAAATAAGAGGAAAACAAAGAGCATTAGGATTATCAAAATGAGCTATCTAGAAAAAGCAGCTGCATTTAATATAACAGAAGAACTGTTCCAACATCTAGAAAATGAGATTTCACTACACGAAAATTTATTCCGTGTAGGTTCTGAAAAGTATTATGAATTATTTCGTGAGGCAAGAGAACTATATTATGAAGGTTTGATTGACCTAGAAGGAACAGACAAATATCTTATTGAAGAAACTGATATTGGTGAGTTTGCTGAATATGATGGTGGAATTGTTCCTCTTGATTGTCCTATGATTGAAGATGATGGGATAGAAGAGGAAAAGAAAGATCCGCCAATTGGAAAACCAATGAGGGGTGGGCCAAAGAAGTTTTATGTATTTGTAAAAACTCCAGATGGTGGTGTAAAGAAAGTTACCTGGGGCGATACAACTGGGTTAACAGTTAAAATAAATAATCCAGAAGCACGAAAATCATTTGCTGCAAGACATCGTTGTCATATGCAAAAAGACAGAACAAAAGCAGCTTACTGGGCTTGCCGTACCCCCCAATATGCCAAACAACTTGGTTTATCAGGAGGTGGAAACTTTTTTTGGGCAATACCATTTATGGTAATTTTTATGCCTTATTTTGATAAGATTGTTTTTTAAAAGGAACCCAAATGATTATCTTTCTATTACTAGCATTAGGCTTTGAATCACAAGAATATCCACATTGGGCAAAAGAAGCATTTGCTGGTCAAGACGACTATGTAGAACAAACACAAATTAAGAAATCAAAAGTCAAAAGACATTATGTAAAAAGAAACTATACTGAAGGCTGGAAAAAATCAGTATTTGGACCTCAAGACTGAAGATGATCTTAGTATACGCTATATTACACAGGAGGAATATTTGAAATTGAAAAACGTAAGATTTGATGCTGTAGTAGGTAATCCTCCTTATAGTTTAGCGGGAAACAAAACAGGTAAAAAAGGCAGAGCAAAAAACTTGTATCCAGAGTTTTACGAAAAGGCTATTGAGATTGCTGATCATGTCTCGATGATTGTTCCTGATACACATAGACAACATATTACATTTAATAAATTTATCAGAGAGAACACAAATAAGATTATTCCGGTAGATGAATCTGCATTTAATGTAAATATTTCTACTTGGTGTTTAATTAAAGATAATACAGGCACTAATGTAGATGATATCGAATGGGCAGACTTGCACGAAATTCCAGAACAAAAAGTACGCTGGGCTAAAGGCAAGATTAATGTTACTACTGAAAACAATTTATTAATAGACACTCCTGGACCTTATACAGTGTTCCATAAAATTAATCTTAAAGGGTTACATCAGAGTAAAACAGATATCGAAATTTCAAAGTTAAAACTATTCCCAGTAGACGGGTATGCAGTTATTATGCCTCAGCAAATGCAAAATCATGGTTGGTCGGCAACTGATATTATTAAGTGTGACGGCACTCAGGCTGCTACTAACGGTGTAAATCTTGCTTTTGTAAATACAAAACAAGAAGCAGAATATCTTATCGATTATATGAAACAAGAAGAGTTTATCGAACAAGCACTTTTACATTGCGGCGGAATGAGAAACATGACTCTTGGCGCACTAAAGAAAATTAATATGGATGACTATGCTTACTGAGATATACAAACATCTATTTGATCGTGAATACATGAGCGGAGTCGAACGTGAAACTAATCGTGTAAAAGCAACTGGTGAAGTGTTTACTCCAACATGGTTAGTTGAAGAAATATTAGATGAAATGGATGCAACTCTATTTACTAAATTAGATAAAACATTTTTAGATCCGAGTGTAGGTGACGGACAGTTTTTATCTAGTGTGCTTTATCGCAAATTAAAAACTGGTATTGAATTTGAAACTGCACTTAATACAGTGTATGGCGTAGATCTTATGCAAGACAATGTTGATCTATGTCGCGAAAGGCTACTATGCGGACGAGAAGATCTTAGACACATTGTAGAGAAGAATATTGTGTGTGCAGACGGGTTGCGTTATCATTATAGATTTGATGGAAGTCATCCATATGACGACGAACGAAAAGAACAAGAATTCGAAGATAGATTAGCAAAGTTTGTTGAATTATAATGAACCCATATATAGATAATGAAGATATAAGAACTTTTTCTGAGTCTGTTAATGAAATAGAATTGATTTGGCATCGTGATAGAGAAGACCGGAAAATAATTATTCTTGAATGTGAAAACTGGAA